CTTCGCAGCGCGTGCCTGAGACTCTTGAGCCTGTCCATTAAGGGCAGCAGTCTGTGAAGCTTGGAACTGCAACTGAGCTTGCTGTGAAGCCTGTTGAGCCTGTTGTGCTTCTGGGTTAGGCTGATTGGCTTGGTCAAGCTTGGCAATAAGTTCTTCACGGTTGGACAAGTTCATGTTCTCAACAATGGACTTAACCAGCTCAGGATACATTGGAGTCTCAGGAGACATGGTTTGTAATAACTGTACAAGCTGAGTAACTTCGTACTCACGGGCAATAATACCTAAAGAGCTAGATACGTCAAACTTATAGTCAGCCACTGGGTACAGCTCAGGTTCAAACTGCATATAGCGGTGAGCAGCCTTGGTTACCAGCGGAATAATAAACGACTCTTGGAAGTTAATCAAGGTACGCTTGTGACGCTTAATGATAGCGCCTAGGCTCATGGAGATGCCCGCAGCTGTGCTTTCACCATTGATACTACCTGCGATACCGGCTGAGTCAATAGCACCTGTAGCGGTCTGTACCATCTGCTGTAGGGCACCTGCTTGTGCAAAGGTAATCTGGCTGACCTGACCAAAGTTAAATGGCTGTAGGACTTCCGAAGGGTTACCGTTAGTTAGAATTACTTTACCCGGCCTTACTTCAGGTTTAGCACCACGAGGCATACGGGAAGCATCCATGGCAAGCATAGGATGTACAGTAAGAGCAAGAGCATCGATTCTAGCGCGTAGTTCTGCGTCTAACGCCTTCTGAGAGTTGTAGCCTTTCTCACATACTCCTCGACCCCAGAAACGGCTAGGAACGACATCCCAAGGGAATGCGATAACAGGACGGTCACCCATCATGTAGGGGTTCTTCTCAGCCTTCAGGAGAGTACCACCATCAGCAATAACAACGATAGCCTCAACGTAGTAGCTATCTTCCGCTTCTTCGTCCTCGGACAGCGTTACAGCTTCTTCCTCGGCATCTGGGTCTGACATAGCTTCGTCCAGCAAGTAGCGAGGCACAAGGCCGTAGTACTTAGTAAGACGTACTTTGTCGTCATCATAGGTAGTAGTTAGTTCGTGGTCAGGCTCAATGTCAAAGTCAGGAGCTGCTGTACCTACGTCTGCTTGACGATAGACACCATCTTCCTGTAACTGCTCCACAACGTGACGTGATACGAACTCATCAATAGCAACACCCAAGGCATTCTCTATAGTAGTGGCTACGGGGTCGATAAGGAAGTTCTGAGGCATTACAGGGTTAAGCTTAACGCACGTACGGTCTGTAATATTGACACCAACAGCAGTCAATTCACCGCCCATGACAGGCTGTGTGGCTGGTTTCATTTCCTTTTCGGTAGTAAGTTCAATCTCAGCAATACCTGTGCCGAATACGGCTGCATTGATAAGACACTCGGCTACATTCTTACGGATTTTGTTACGTTTGAAGTCTGATTCAAGGCCAGTACGTAGGACTTGTATGTCCATCTTCTCCGTGTCGCCTGCATCGTCCTTAATATCGAACCACTTACCGCGACCGAAGGTAGCTTCCTCCAGTTCCGCTACGGAAGACTCCACAGCCTGCTGTAGTGCAGGGGAAATAATCTTGGAACGCTCTGATTGTCGTGTTTTGTCTTCAGCAGACCACTGACCACGCCACAAACGGTAGTATTCATCAAACTTTTGGGAATAGTTAGCCTCGAAATGGTCACGCCAGTCGGTGCATTTTGATTCTACCCAGTCTTCTAAGCGTTCTAAGTGAAACTTTTCTTTGTCTAACATAGTTTAATATCCTGAATAGTAGTCAGTAAATTCATATTCGTCTTCCTCAAAGTCAACAGCATAGGCTATCTGTGCTAACTGGTCTATATAAGCCAATGAGTCAATTAAATCGTCATGTACTAACTTGTTTGGGAACTGAAATAGCTCATCTAGGAACTCAGTGTTCCACTCCCCTTTGTTAAGTACAAGGTTACCGTGTTCAAATCTACCCTGCAACGCCCATACGATACGGTCTACCTTACGTTTGTTGCCGTGGGTTAGCTCTTCTACGCGGAAGAACCTTTGGTTTTTCTTCATTAAGTCGTTTAGGTAGGGATAGACAGCATTCTTCAATGCCCCCTTCTCAATCCCTACGGCTGCTGGTTGATAGTCTCGGACTGCCTCAAAGATTTTTCTGGCGGTCTTTTCGACGCCCCAGCGCCCATGTATGATATTAGCAACCCACCAGCCTTCAGTGTTCGCTTTAACCACAGCAATTGACGTTTGTCAAGTCGTTTGGTTTTAGTTGTTGCTTTTTCAACATCCGCAAATCCTGCCAAGTCAACTGCAATATAAAACTGTCCGTCCTCCGGTTCTTCCTCGGAGAACTTAACGTGTTCCTCCTTAAAGAGTTCACCACCCGCTGCCTCGAAGGACGCCATGAACTCCTGTCGGAAGGAGAAGGCTGACATCGACTTCTTAGCTGCTTCAATCTCCACAGCATCCAGCAGGGGGTTATCGTAGCTTGTAAAGTGGTAACCCTGCCAGTCCTCATCGTTGGAGATACTAGCGTACTGGTGCAGGTCATAGAAGTGGTTACGACCCATAGGCGTACCAATAAACAACGCATCACCCTTTAAATCCGCCAAGGCAGGTCTTAGGATTTGTTCCCAGACCTCCGGCTTCATGTCGGCATACTCATCCATTACGAGGTAGTAGAGGCTGACACCACGCATAGTCTCCGGTCTGTCAGCACCCTTTAGGGCGATGGTAATACCGTTGACTAGCTTTATCTGTAGGTTGTTTACATGGCTGGAACTAATAACTGGATGACCAACCTCCAACAAAGCCTGCCACATAATGTCCCTAGCCTGACCCTGTGTAGGGGCAACATAGAATATCTGACCACGTTTTGCTTCCAACCCTTTAACAATTAACTTCCAAGCAGCGTAGCGAGACTTACCTGTACGACGACCCGCAGCGACAACCTGAAAGCGCTTATTGTCCGCCCACACCTGCTGTTGCCACGGTAGGAGAGAAATATTTAAGTCTGTCATTTAGTATGTCCAAACTACGGGTGTAACGTTAGAATCACCACTAGCCCTGTCGTCCACATGGATAAATGTACCAGCCACTCCAATGCCAGCAAACCCAAGGGCGATTGCCTGTTCAATAATCTTGTACTTTTCTTTTCCGCTAATAGCTCTGATGTCCGCTGCAATACCTTGGGCATGTGTTCCGGGTTTCCTCTTTGCTCTCTCAATAGTGTGGTTAGGGCTACGATAGCCACTAGTAATCACAAAGGGAAAACCACAGGCTTCTCGAAGTAGGTCGAGTCTCTCTAAAAACTCTGGTTTCATTTCATTTTGATTTGTTTCTTGACAGTTGAACTCACTCAAGGCAAAGTACTTAGGGTTATACATCGGTGAACTCTCCGTCAATAATATCTTGCTCTTGGTCTGTGTTCTCGGAGATGACAGTAGTCTCACCACCGACACCTGTGATTGATATATTAATACCACCCTTGGCTCCTCCAGCTTTATCTTTCTCGAAGTAGCTGGCTGGTAAGACTCTATCCATTACTAGCTTCCATGCGGCTGCCTGATTCTTATGGTCATCATCCAAGGCTGCATCAAAGATAGACTCTAACACCCTCGCTGACTTAGGGGACGTTAGCATCCTTGACTTGTATTCATTGATTATCGCTGCGTCACCCTTTGGGCGACCCCTAGTGCCAACGGTTCCCCGCTTGCGTGAGACAACCTCAGACTTGGGTGGACGACCTCTACGTTTCTTAGTAACGGGCAAATCGTCTTTTTTATTTTCGGTAGACAAAAAACTTCTCCTTAGGTTACCTAAGTATACTTTAGTATACCTTAGACCTCGTTAGGTTTATACTTTGTTTATAGTCTTTAGTTAGTAACAAAACAACAAACTAAACTAAACTAATCTATACTATAGTATTATTATAACATATTCTTAGGCAAAAGTCAAGCTTTATTTTAACTAATTTACCAATCAACATTAAAGTCTATTCTGTTGTCTCCCTACGTACCCGCCGAACCCCAATAAAATCAATGACTTAGG